ATGAGTAATGTGGATGTGTTGCTGAAACAAGCGGTGGATGCGTCTTTGCAACAGACGGCGGCAAGTAAATCAATGTCGGATAAAGTTCGCAGTATGATGGCGAACATTGATCAAAGAGTTAATGAGGCTGAAAGTGAATTAGACCTGTTTATGGCGACAGCTCGCGGGGAAATGTCACATATATTGATGAGTCGAAACCAGATTATGGTGGCAGATGGCAATACAGCAATTAAAGGTTTTTCTACTCTATATCTTGATTCGTTTGAGGTGGTGACTGAAGCAACAATTAGGGGGTCTTACGGTTCAGATATCGATCATACAGGTAATGGGTATGCAGAAGAGTTCCGCAAGAACGTTTACGGTGGNTACGTAAATCAACCATTTAATATTCTCCGCCTAAAGTGGACACGTAGCGCCAATACACACCCTGCAAGGTTAGACAATAATTTCAATCAAGGGTACCAGCAAGGTGCCATTACAACAGGTTGTTATTTGAAAGTTCTTCGTGGAGATATTCAAGGTCAAATGACTTCCAAGATTGATTATGGCAACGATTGGCACTTTTATGGTTATCGTAATCGAGTGGACANCTTGGATGATGCTTTTAGAGTTGGCCATACAAATATTGGCCTTTCATCGAGCCCCGGAGACTCTGGTGAAATGCTTATTTGTCTTTATGGCTCGGTCAGTGGATATGTCCCATTTGAAAATAACATTTGGGGTGTATTCCCTGAATTCGCTAGACCTAGTGACATCTAAATAAAACAACGATTCTGGGGAGATAATATGCAAGTTAAGCACAACGATGTTTTGATCGCTACTATAGGTAGCGCGCTGACAATAAAAGAAGTCTCTGGTTTTTTGGTAGCAAATGATATCCAGATACCTTTATCTGAACTGGCTTTGATATTTACGAGTTCTGAAGCAGAGGCGTTAAGAAAAAGAGCTTATAAACTGGAATCAGATCCTCTTTTCATTGAATGGCAATTTGATCAAACTTTGGAAAAAGAAAAACAGTGGAGAGATAAAGTCATTGAGATAAAGGCGCTTTACCCACTGGGAAATCATGATAGCGCGTCGCAGGAGTAGGCCAATTTGCTCATCTTAAATGGGGCCCAATTGCCATTAAAAAACCTACGCATTAGCGTTCGTCAGCAATTGGCCGGACAAGATATGTCCGGTCAAACCTCGGCGACTGACCAAGCTGAAACAGGCAGCAAGGGCAAAATACTGACGGTGAAAGGGGTGATCCCTTTTAACAAAAATCAGTTGCTGACTAACTTGTTCAGTATGGCCGAAACACAAGAAAATGACGCGCGCCAAATCTACCGTATCAGTAACAAAACAGCCGAGGCGTTGAAAATTCGTCAGGTGAAATTCCAAGGGGTAGTTCGCGCTGATGAGCAAGAGTCTCATCGTCAATGGAGTGTCTCGTTTGAGTTGGTCGAACACCTATCGGTGCCAGAGCGAGTAGAGCAGCGCCAACCTGACAAGCCCGCCGCGCAGCAAAAAGTCCAGGGGGTAAAGACGCCGGTTGAAACTGGACAAACCGATGATGTACCGCCAGGCACGAAAGTGGAATTAACGGGCGTCATGAAGGTACTGAAAAGCGTGGATAACGCACTGGCTTAAACGAGGGTTAATCATGACCATCAATAACAAGTTTCTTTGTCGCGCCTACCTGGGCAAAGAGAAAACCAAAGTAAAAAGCCACCGCATCGTCTTTAGTCAAAACACACCTGGTCGCGCAGAACTTTTGATTGAAGGTGATCCAGATACCAATACACTCATCGCTATCGATTTGGGGTGGGGTGACAACATCACGCGAGTCTTCTTGGGTTACATCGAGCGCGTACAACCGACAGAAAAAGGGTGGTCGAAAGTGTTTTGCCGAGAGCTCGCGGCCATTCTCTATAAACCGCTCAATATCATATTGCGCCATCCCACACTGATGCAGTTGCTGAGCGAGGTCACCAATAAAACGGGGCTTCAATTTGTGGTACCTGAGAAGGCGTATAGCAAAACGGCCATTCCTTGTTTCTACAGTGATGGTAATGGGTATCGAGTCATCGACGAGCTAGCCCAGGCATTTAGCATCGATGATTTGTTCTGGCAGCAGCAAGGCAACGGGCAAATTTACGTAGGCAGTTGGCCCGATTCATTCTGGGCCGACAAGCCCATCACATTGCCCAATGCGCTCATGACCAACCATACGGCCAACAAATCGGTAAAGATACCGGCTATCCCAAAACTCAAGCCAGGTGTTGTGGTTAATGGCCTTCGATTAGTGGGTGTCGAGTTTGAAGGGACGGAGGCAAAGCTAACATGGATGTGAATACCATCAAGCGCATCATCTTTAGGTTGTTCCCTGAATTCACAGGGCGATGGCACTTACCCCGTTGGGGAAAGGTCGTAGCACTACCAGAGTTGCCTGAAGAGGGCGATTTATCCGATCGCTTTTACCCACATTACGCGGTAGATGTTCAGCTGCTTGATGAAAAGGGTATGGAGTATGAAGATAAACCACCACTGCAGGCGGTACCACTTCCTGTTCCTGGTCTAGGCGACCATGCTGGCCGTTTAGAGCCGCCGGCAATCGGCAGTATTGTTGAACTCGGCTTCATGTTCGGTCAACCAGACAAGCCATTTATTCGTTGCGTGCTGCCACTGGGCTTCAAGCTACCAGGCATCAAAGAAGGCGAAAGCCGATACCAACAACGCAAAGGTGTTTATCAATTGGTGGACCAGAAAGGCAACTTCGAGCGTAAGACCGACCAAGCCGACAAGCTTGAATGCCTGACTCAACAAATCAAAGTACTAGAAAATCGAATCGCTGAAATTGATGGGAACCACACTGAAACTGTCAAAGGCAACAGAACCATCAAAGCTAAGAACATCACCGAAGACGCAGACACCATCAAGTTCAATGGCGGAAAAGGCGTATGCACCGGCGCGAGCATTTGCCCCTTCATGGGAAAACCGCATGTCGATGTATCAACCACTGTTTATGCAGGGAAGTAGCAATGGCAATAAGCAAAGCATCATTAAAGCAAAAGATAGAAACAGAACTGAAAGCCCAGGGCTTTGTGCTCGATGGTGAATTCGCAATGGCGGGCATGATGGCTGAAGCCATTGCGAATGCTGTAGTTGATGAGATCACGCAGAACGCTCAAGTGGAAGTGACAGATGGCAGCTCTGCGGGAAGTTACAATGTAGTATAGGGTTGGCCCTTTCCACTATGAGCCTTTGACTAGTCAAAGTGTCATTTAAAGTAGTTAATTGCCCCGAGTGTCTTTCAGGGAATAATAAACACTTGAAATTATTGGTATGGTCACTAACAAATATAATAATGAGATGCTAAATGTCTGAAAAATACCCTTTCCCATCTTCGAATTCCATGTACTGGTCACACACCGATACTACGTATGATCAAGCTGTTTCTATGTTTGATTCAATGCCCGATTTACAAAAAAAAATGATGAATAGTCCTGTTATTGCTCCAAAAACTTTAGAGATGAGGGAACAAAAACAAGCCCAAAAAGATGCTATAGAGAAAAGTAAACAAGAAGCGGATTCTTCGGCTACCGAGTCAGTGCCTAATAAGCCAGCTACGCCGTCCACTGAGTCCATCGAATCCGAAGCCTCTTTAGAGACTGTGTTTATGTTGGGTTGGTGTCAGGTTGAAGAAACAGGGCAAATTGATTTGATGTGGGGGGAGCTCTTTACCCCAGAAACTTCTCAGAAAACGATCAATCTAATTAAAGGTCATAATCGACATTTAAATTCTTATGTGAGGCAAGGAGAGATAGTCGTTCTACCTACAATGGATCCTGTTGAAGAGAAAGATAAGCAAGCTCTTAAGGATTTAAAAGAGGACGCACAAGCTGCAAGTGCTGAACTGGCTAAACTGAACAATGAAGAAGTGGCAACATTAAATCGTCACTTTGATTTATTCTCTCACCAGCTAGAAAAGCGCATAAGAGAGGATGGGTTACCAAGTGATTATTATGCTCAGGTATCTACAGGGGTCGGGGCTACTTCCGCTATTGTTGAGCAGAACTTAAAGAACATCCAGAATATTGTATTAGAAATTAATGATCTGTATGCGTCACAAGTGGCTATGGCTAGTCGAACGGGAGGAATGAATTATGGTTCATTTATCGCAGAGCGAGCGACCTTATTCCAAAAATTGGATGGCTCGTTCGCGATCTTGTCCAAGCGTAGTGTCCAAATCCCAGCTTATAATCAAGTTAAGCGTAATTTAAAGCTCTCCACTAAATCGGTGATTCATCACGCAGATGAAATATTGAAATCGGGTTTTGTTCCAAGCCTTGGAAAGCGAACCGCAAATATTGCTATCGGTATTTCCGCCGCGAGAGGGTTAGGTTATATTGGCCTCGGTATTGGTATTGCAAGTGGTGTAGACAGTATTTATGAAGCTTGTAAGGTGGATGGCTCTGGAGAGTGCGGAAAGACAACGTCTCGTGAAGTTGGTGGTTTTATTGGTGGCTTTTATGGCGGAGGTGTAGGTGGTAGTGCTATGAGCTCTGGAGTATTACTTGTTCTAGGTGTTGTCGGTATCACATCTGCGCCCGTACTCGCAATTGCTGCGATAGGCTCGTTTGTGGTAGGTGGTGCTATTGGCGGTATTGCAGGTTCTGCTACAGGTAAATGGGGTGCAGACTTTATATATGAGAGTGCAGAGTCAGTTTTGAGGTAA